GTTTTTTTTCAATTGAGGTGTTTATGCCTAAATTTTTTACTAAATACAATCCCCCGAAAATCCCCGGATTTTCTTCTGAGATGGAATCCAAGGTTCAAGAACAGTTTGCGGATGCTTGCCAGACCGATAACATCATTCGTAAGTACAACACGATGGGTGTTAACCCGTTTATCGCTCTCGGCAGTAATCAGTATTTGGATACCACTCAGATTCCTGATTTTTTTGTTGCTCAAAATGCTCAGGTTAAAGTTAAGGAATTTTTCGAGGGTTTACCCGCAGACATTCGTCTCGAATTTAATAACGACCCTATGCAGTTTGCCGAAGTCGTTTCTGACCCGCAGAATGCGGACTACCTCCGAGAAATCGGAGTTCTTGAACCCCTCCCGCCGAAGGCGGAGGGTGAAGAACAACCCGCTTCTAGAGGGGATAATTCTGAAAAGACCCCTTCTGTAACCGAAGGTAGTGAACTTTCTGTCCAGAAACAGCCTGAAAAGCCTGTTTCTTCTGCAAAATCAAATGGTTAACTCCAACGTGGCACAGTTACTTACTTGTTGTAACTGTGCCACGTGACACCACACGATTTTTCGTGATGGTGAAATTTTCAACTTTTTCATCATTTTTAAGGACTTAAAAAAAATGTCAAAAAATAGTGCTCGCAGACGTCAAAAATCGAATCATTTTTCTCAGATTCCTAACTCACCTATTCAACGTTCTGTATTCGATCGTTCTCATGATTACAAGACTACGCTGGATGCCGGATATTTGATTCCGTTTTTCGTTGATGAAATTCTTCCCGGGGACACGTTTAAATTGCGTGTAAATGCGTTTGTTCGAATGAATACGTTGATTGCTCCGTTCATGGACAACGTCTTCTTGGACACCTTTTTCTTTTTTGTTCCGTCACGCCTTGTATGGGACAATTGGCAGAGATTCTGTGGAGAACAGAAAAATCCTGGAGATAGTACAGATTTCTTAATCCCGATTTTGAGCGGTACTAATACTTTTAAAAATGGCTCTATCTTTGATTACATGGGATTACCTACTGGTGTTGCATTAGATTCCGCTAATACTCCTATTAACGCACTGCCGTTTAGAGCCTATAACCTTATTTACAACGAATGGTTTCGTGACGAGAATTTGATTGATTCCATTCCGGTCATTACTGGCGATGGCCCTGACCCCATTTCTAATTACAACCTCTGTAAGCGTGCTAAGCGTCATGATTACTTCACCAGTGCCTTGCCTTGGCCGCAGAAAGGTCCTCAAGTAGATATTAATTTAGCTAGAGATTCTATTGTTCCTGTAGAGATGTGGTCTCGTACTAGTCCTGATACAGCTGGTAAAGCTAACTGGTCTAATGGTGTTGGTATTCATTTCACAGACGGTATTAACTACGCTTCCATGTATTCTGATACTGGTGGTGATTTTGTTCAACGTTATTCCGAAGCTCATCCTGATGTTGGTACAGGTTTGAGAGCTATTCTTTCTCCTAACGTTAAATATCCAAGCCACAATAATACTTATGGTAATGGTTACGCTAATGATCCATTTGTTTCATGGCCTTCCATAGAAGTCAATGATCTTCGTCAAGCTTTTCAAATCCAAAAATTTTATGAAAAATGGGCTCGTGGTGGTTCTCGTTATACAGAAACATTGCGAGTAATGTTTAATGTCATATCTCCCGATGGTCGCTTGCAACGTCCTGAGTATCTTGGCGGTACTCATTCTCGTATCAACGTCGTTCCTACTGCACAGACGAGTAGTACGGATTCCGTTTCTCCTCAGAGTAACCTTTCTGCTTTTGGCGTGCTTGGTGATAGCGCTCATGGTTTTAATAAATCTTTCGTTGAGCATGGCTATGTGATCGGTCTCTGCTGCCTCCGTGCTGATATTACGTATCAGCAGGGCTTAAATCGTATGTGGTCTCGTCGGCAATTGTTTGATTTCTACTGGCCTACTTTGGCCCACTTAGGTGAACAAGTTGTTTACAACCGTGAAATTTACACTCAAGGTACAGCAGACGACAATGGTGTTTTCGGTTATCAGGAGCGTTATGCTGAATATCGATATAAACCGTCGATGATTACTGGAAAGCTTCGTTCTACTGATGCACAGACGCTTGATGTCTGGCATTTAGCGCAAAAGTTCGAAACTCTGCCTAAACTTAATCAAGACTTTATCGAGGAAAACCCTCCGATTAATCGTGTGATTGCTGTTCAGAATGAACCGCAGTTCTTTGCTGATTTTTGGTTTGATTTGAAGACTTCTAGGCCTATGCCTGTGTACTCTGTTCCCGGACTAGTCGACCACTTCTAATCTCGATAGAGTCGGGTTATTCTGTTTTTACCGAGCCGACGCCCGCAAGAGGCAAGCGGGGCGATGGTAAACACGGAAATAACCCGACGATCCAACTCTGTGAAAAGGACTACAAATTATGGGTTTATTTAGTTCTATTGGTAAAGCGATTAAGTCAGTTACAAAGCCTGTTTCTAGTTTTCTTACTGGTTCCGGAATCGGAGACATTATGGGTTTCGGTTCTGATGCTCTTGGTCTCTTTAACGATTTGACTGGTAACTCTGCGAAACAACAAAAAGAGCTGATGGCTTATCAGGCTCAGATTCAAAATGAATTGTGGAAGTACCAGATGTCGAATCGCCACCAGCTTGAAGTAGGAGATTTGCGAAATGCTGGTCTCAATCCTATTTTGTCTGCTAATTCTGCTGGTAGCGTGGCTGCTGGCCTTCCTAATGGTTCATTGGCAGATTCTGATAGTGCTCGTTATAACGCTCGCTCTTCTGCAGCTTTAGCTCGTCAAAATGCTGCTCAGGTTGCTTCTTTAATTCAAACTAATGCTAGTACTCAGGCTCGAAATGAGGCTGAGGCTAAAGCCGCGATAATGAATGCAGAGAGTAATCGAATGTCGGCGTTAGCCGGTGCTAATCGTAATAATGCGGAAGCCGGTTATGCCGCGGTTCGTTCTAAAAACGAATCTCTTTATCCGTCTAATCAGCCTTTGCCGTTTAAATACTTAAATTCTGCTAAAGGGATGGTTGATTCGTTGGAGGATTTCCTAGATCGTCGTTATGGCTTGCCCTCTAATGCCTCTCCTGAGCGTCGTAGGCGCTATGAGGTGTTTATCAATGGTGTAGGTCGTCGTCAATAAGAAAGTCGCTCTTAGAGCGTTTTTGATAGGTTCTTAAGAGGGAAATATGAAAATTACAGATACTGTCTTAACTCAGTTCTTTGATATTCTTTCTCAACTTGGTAAAATGATCTTGTATCTTTATCAATTTGTAAGAGGAAAATTATGAGACGTCGTCGTTTATCTCGTAGAACATCCCGCCGTTTTTTCCGTAAAGGACTCAAGGTTCGCCGTAAAAACCTCCGTGCGAGACCGATGAGGGGTGGATTTAGGATTTGAGGTTCTAAGTGGAACGGAAGGCGTCAGTTGATGGCGCCTTTTTTTTATGACTTGTTATCATCCAATAACTGCGTATTGGAGTAAGACCGCTAAGACCAAACTTGGTACACCGGCCATTACTTTTAAGTATTCGGATGCTGATCCTGAACTCGGTGAGTTTCAAATTCCCTGTGGTCAGTGTATTGGCTGTCGTTTAGATCGCTCGCTGGATTCCGCCGTGCGGGCTCATCATGAGAGTTTGCTATATGATCGAAATTACTTTCTCACGCTCACGTATAACAACGAAAATCTGCCTCCTTTTGGTTCTCTTATTCCTCGCGATCTCACTTTGTTTTGGAAGCGATTTCGTAAAAGAGGAATCTCCTTTCGTTACATGGCTTGTGGAGAATATGGCAGTTCTTACGGCCGTCCCCATTATCACGCTATTATCTTTAACTTACCTCCTCTCAAACTTAAACAGATCGGTACTACCGAAACTGGATTTCCTACTTTTGTTAGTGACGTTATTTCTGAATGCTGGCCTTTTGGTTTTCATACTCTTAACCCTGTCTCTTTCCAGACATGTGCTTATGTTGCCCGCTATGTAACTAAAAAGATTCTCGGAGATGGTAAGCAGGTTTACGAGAAGTTCGATCCAGTTACTAGCGAGGTTGAGTGGCGTGTGAAAGAGTTCTCCAGATGGAGTACCAAGCCCGGTATTGGCCATGATTACTTTCAAAAGTATTGGAGAGATTTCTACAAGATCGATTGTTGTTTGATTAATAACAAAAAGTACAAAATCCCTCGTTATTATGATCGATTACTCTTAAGGGAACACCCTGATGTTTTTGAAATTGTTAAGCAAAAACGGATACTTAGCGCACAAGATTACCGTTTGACACCAGACGCCCAAAAGAGTAGATTATTGGTCAGAGAAGAAGTAAAACGTTTACGAGCCGAACGTCTACTTCGTCCTTTTGAGGCTCAAATTTCGGAGTATTTAGAAAATGTCTAAAAAAGCTTTAGTTTCTGTTTTCGATAAAGTTGCAGGTCTTTATTCCCCTGTTATGACAGAAGTAAATATTGATTCTGCTATTCGTAATTTCAAACTTGGTGCTAAACAGAATCAACAGATCAGCGCTTGCCCTCAGGATTACGAGTTGCATTTGATCTGTTTGATGGATGACGAGACTGGATTGGTTTTTTCTAGCTCTGAAGAACAGTCAGGGCCGATTTGCCTTTTCAAGGCTATTGATCTTTTCCCGGCTGAGTAGCTTCGGTATAATTAGAGAGTTCTCTATTCTCTGAGGTCCACCGCCAAGTTTTCGTCCCTGCTGCTTGGCGGTTTTTTTTCAATTGAGGTGTTTATGCCTAAATTTTTTACTAAATACAATCCCCCGAAAATCCCCGGATTTTCTTCTGAGATGGAATCCAAGGTTCAAG